TATAGCGTTCACTAACTCGTTAATAATCCCCTGTAGTTGGGCTATCTCCTGTTGGTTCTGTTTTGCTGTTGCTTTACCACTACTACGTCTACTTCTTGTCATACTTTTCACTCCTTCTTTCCGCCTATAAACCTAACCTTCATACCCAAGACAAATGCCCTAGTCCCAAATAGGTATTCAATAGTCGCTGTGAAGACCAACCCATCATATCGTAGTAAGGTTTTAGTTTCTGTAATACGAACCTCTCGCACATTATCTTGTAGCCCACCAATGCTATACCGTCTAAATCTGACGGGTTATCGAAGGCCATGTATTTCCCTTCCTTGTTTAGTATAACCTTGAAATAAGAGCCACTTCTATAGCCCTTACCTAAGTATTCGTTAGCCCACGCCGCGCCCGCACTAGGGCCGGACAAGACCTTGTATTCACTAAGGTTTCTCTCAAGTTTACCTTTCATAGCCAAGTCGTCAATACTTACTTCCTCGTTTACTATACTGTCTATAATTGGTATCAACATTTCGTTTACTTCTTCTTCCTCTTTATTGGCAAGTATCATCTCTAGGGTGTTAGTCATCACCTGTTTCATAATAGGGGGCATCCTAGACTGCTTCAATTCTATACCCTTAACATAAAGAGTGGGTTCGTGAGTCTTGCCGTCAGTCCAAGCGACCCTTCCGGCGTATCTATTCTTAGCCATTAGCACCATGCTCGGACACCACTTCTCAAACTCTACTTCTATGGGTTTCATTTCATCGTTAATAGAGCGTATTAATGCCTCTCCCCTAGCCGGACTACCTATTTCACAAAACACGCTGTCTGTGTGGCCGTAAATGACCTTATTACCCCCTTCCTCGGCTATCGTCTTGAGTCGGTTTAGAGTAGTCCTAGAAGTATAGGTAATTGCCGCCGCTACTGCGGGGTGGTAAAGCCCGTATTTAGAATCTCCCGCGACCCCATACATAGAAGCAACGAGAGACTTACAAGCATATTGCATAGCATCCCATCGGTCATAATTAAGAGGGTCATTTTTCATTAACTTCTTAAATTTATTTCTTAATGTAGTCATGTAATCCATCTGTCTTACAAGCAACCCTCTCTTTCCTTGTGTAAAGAGCGTCCCGTTACCACAGTCTGCGAAATCATCCACATCGGACAAAGCCCCTAAGTAAAGGTCGTGCTTATCCGTAATTTCTTTAGTTAGAGGGTCTATTTCATACAGGGTTTCCCATGAAATATTGTGTAAGGCTGCGTTGCTATGGTACATTGCTTTAATGTCTAAAATACCCACGTTATTATACAGCCCCGCATCTACTTCCATTACATCTGCGCCCTCATAGGGTTCATAAAGGAATAAGGGGTTGGTGGGAATCCTACCCTCGTTTTCCTTATCTGCTAATACTAAACAAGTGAACATCTTAGTAATGAAGGGGGTAGAACGAATATCGCATTGGACAATGTGCTGTAGAGAAGTAAAATAATCTAGCGCATTAACTTTAGAGTCTAATTTTGGTAGAAGTCTTACGTCCTGTCTACAGTAATGAATGTAAAGTGGTAAGTCAGTAAGGTAAGTGTCGTGTCCGTCCGGCAATTCAATCTTCTTCTCTCCTAATGCTTCAAAGGCTACGTCATCTAACTTCTTAGAAGGAAGTTTTCCATTCTTTAATTCCCATAGTTTAGGGAAGGCAAGCATAAGGTCTATGCAATTCCTCCCCACAATAGGTTGTTCCCAATCTCTATAGGAATAAGTCAGTCTTCGGTGTGGGCTCATAGTAGTGGGTTGTATACCTACTGCTCTACACCTCTCTATTATAGTCTTAATATCTGCGCCCACTACGAACCAACCCGTAATAATATCGGGGTCTTGTCTATCCATGTGCTTCAAGAAGTGGGCAAGCATCTCACGTTCTGACGGGAATCCTATAGCGGGAACGTCATAGGTATACTCTCCATACTTGTCAAACTTAGTAGTCTCTTCTAGGTTTTTATCCACAAACCAAACGTATTCTGAATCGGTGAATGAATCGTAGACTACTATAACCCTCATTTTCTTAGTCGTTGGACTCCATTCGCAATCCAAATACCAAGTCCTATGCTCGTATTGCTTGAAGGGTTCATCTCCATTTCTTACTCTATCGGTAAGCACCCTATTAACAAAGGGGACGTTTGCCTCCCATGTCATTATATTGGGGTTCTGCTTCTTGAAATCATATATGTTTCCCGCATCAGCGACTTCTATCTTAGTAAGTTTAGTCCCATATATACACCTATAGCCATCCTCTTTACGAGTGGCATAAACAAGGTCAGCATCGGAAGTGCTTACGAAAAAATAAGGTTTATAGGTAGAAACTATAGTTTCCTTTCTTGTCCCGTCTTCCGCGCGGTGTCTAACAATGACATTATTACCGCGTCCCTTAGTGACAATCATCTAGCCTGTCCCCGTCCCCGTGTTGCTATCTTGTGCTTAACAAGCCATTGGTTCACGGCGGCGGGGGTTATGTCAAACTCCGTTCCTATGTCTGCCATAGACCTACCCTCATCCAAATAAGCAGTCCGTAGCCATATAGGGTCACGGTAATGCTTGGGTTTAGTCTTATCTATTAGGGTTATGTTTACCTTATAGTGAGAGTCTTCGGCTATTGCCTCACCCTCTACTCCGTGTGTTATCATACCGCTTATTGTATCTACTACATCTCCAATTAATTCATCCATTTTTTTCACCTTACTGACGACTGAAACACAAAGTCATTGTCTCCTAAATCTATAATCAGTTTGTACCCTTGTCCATGATGACTAAAATCTAGGAAGTTTAGGCTGACAGGCCCGTTAAGGTGGTAGGTTAATTGCTCTAACCCACCCTCAAAGGTAGCATCCATCTTGAAAGCCCCAACACCTTCCGGTGGAAGGTCTAACACGGTGGTAGTTTGGCCTTTTAATTCCTTACCTACCCTCACCTCAAAGCCCTTGCTTGTTTCCCAATCGAAAAAGAAATTATAACGGTTAATCTTCTGACCGTTCATTGAATCGCACCGCACCGCCTCATAGAGAGTCACACCATCTGTCTTGAATCTAAACTGTGTGGGTATCTTCACGCCACCGTCTGCTTGGTAGTGCCATTCAAAGACCGCACCAGCCGCTTCGTTTCCGGTAGACGCCATCATATTACGAATTAACTTGTTAGCAAGGTTAGTAGAAGTAGTGTGCCACTCCCTAAGTGTAGCAGGGTTGTGGGGGAACGCTAAAGCATCCGGCGAAGCCGTCAAAGTAGTCTGCTTGTTGGAAGACTTAATGCGTAGTTTTTCCCCGTCTTGTATAAGCGTAAACTTCGTAGCGTGGTATTTCAAAGCACCTAAGAAAGTATCTATGTCTGTTATGTAGAATCTACATGGCTCTTGCCTGTCTATCATACAGGAGAACCTACTAAGGGAAGTAAGACCATCCTTAACAAGAGAAGTGACACAAGCAACGGGGCTTGGGTCACTTTTAACCTCTAAAACACAGGACTTTACTTGGTCTTGGGCCTTGCCCGCAACCATCTGTGTTCTTTTAACCTTGTTTAAAAGAATGTTAATTGCTTCATTCGGTAGTGTCGCTTGGTTTGACATTGCTCTTCACCCCTTCGTTTGCTATCATAGGCAGGCCGAACCATGTGACCTTTCCATTATTAACAGACAAAACCGTGTGCGTAGAGCCGACATATTCCATCTTCTGACCCTTCATCTCTTCAATCGTTGCACGGACACACCACTCCCCTTCATTGAGGCTCTTGTCACCCTTGACACCTGCGGCTAAGTCTGCTTTCTTCATGTATCTACTTAGGAAAATCTGCTGTGAGAAGCGGCGCATAGTCCCCTTCTCCCAATCGGGCCTCTCGCCCACGGCCATTAGAACCTTCTTACCTGTTCCGTCATCCATATATTGCTGAATGGCCTTCAAGTGGAAGGTGTTGTAAATCTTAGCAACGGGTAGAGCGTGTAGCCTGTCGAGAACATCACGGTTCATTCGGTTGCGCTCTCTCCACTCTTTTTGGTTGAAGGAGTCATCCTCATTCTCAATGACACCCTTCTCAAGAAGGGAGGCTCGCATAGCAAACTCGCACCACTTTAGGAAAGTGGAACCGCCATCAAAAACAATACCTCCCCACGAACCGGGGTCAGTCTCAATCTCTTCTGCTAATAGGTTAATGAACCACTTCGTCTTGTTCACAAGAGCGTGGTGGTTTAGTGAATTGTCCTCATGGTAAATGGAATCGTCTGCCTCATCCAACATGGGTAGAATCATAATATTGTCGTTGTCGGGGTAAACGTAATCCACAGTCTGTCCGGCGGAGTTATCTATGTCAATAATCGCAACCTTCTTACCTTCTTTAATCTCATTATCCAAAAACGAAAGAGCAAGACCCGTCTTACAAGCATTCTCATGTGCTACAAGAGCCATCCTGTGAACCTGCGTTGTCTTCTGCGTCTTCTTAGCAGTTAGTAAATTCCTGTAATACTCCCTGTCATAGAGAGTCTTCGGTGCTGTCTCTACCGCTGTTTTCGTTTTCGTGCTTGTCTGTTGTCCCCAAGTCATATTTTCACCTACTCATACCCGCCTATAAACCTACTCACTCGGAAGTGCCACAAGAGCATCGCTTAGTAATACTAACTTCGCTATTGAAACCGCGCTTTCAATAGAGTTTATTGTAATATCTACAGGGTCTATAATTCCTACAGCAACCATGTCAGCATCTAACTTACCTGTCCTAGCATCAAGACCCTTCTTGGTGTGCATGGTAGCACTCAAGTCTATGCCCGCGTTCTCGGCTATGGTTCTCATAGGTGCTGAGAAAGCAGCCATAAGCATATTATCCCCACTATCTGCACCGTAATAGTTAAGCAAAACACCACCGCCCGCGATAACTCCGTTCCGCATAGCGGCTCTCACGGCGTTAATAGCATCGTCAATCCTTTCCTTCTTCTCAAGCATCTCAATCTCGGTCGTTGCACCCACATGAATAGAGGCAACCCCCTTAGTGAGTCTAGCAATCCTTCTTGTTAGGGTCTGCTTATCCCAATCGTGGTCTGCTTGTTCTACCTGTTGGTAAAGGTCATCTAGGTGTGAATCATCAACCTCTTCTGACTCCACAACACAAGCGTTCCTTCCGCATTGGACTAGCGTAGCATACCCTAAGTCCCCTTCTTTAACGGTAGTAATACTACCTCCTAAACTCTTTCTGAAAACCTTGCCGCCAACAGCCGCGTGAATATCGTCAGCCCAATCTTCCTGTTGCTTACCCATAGAGGGAAGTTTAACCAAGCAAGCATTTATCTTACCTTGCACTACGTTAATCAAAAGGTTAGGAAGCATTGCTTCATTGTAATCAGCACAGACAATGAGAAGTCCTCTTTGTTCCTTGAGTGACAATTCTAGTGCCGGAACAATACTTTCAAAGTTATTAATCTTGTCAGTAGTAATAAGAACGTTAGCGTTAGCCATCTCTTGTGAAAAGTATGGGCTTGCCGCACCCGACTGTATCTCTAAGCCGTTATTAATCTCAAATGTAGTTTCAAACCCACTACCATGCTTAAGAGCAACCGCCCCTTCTGAGCCTATCTCCCACATGACTTCGGCAATAAGGTCGCCTAATATTTGGTCGTTATTGGCGGCAATCTTAGCCACAGAAGAAACATCATCAACGGTTTCGCAAGGCTGACTGTGGTTCTCAATGTTTCTCACAATCTCATCTACCTTCTCCTGAATCATCCCAAACAATTCAATCCTATCTCTTCCGTCTTCTATTTCCTTGAAGCCCTCGTTACATAGAGCCTGTGCTATCACAGTAGCAGTAGTAGTCCCATCACCGGAAATACCCTGTGCTTGTTCTGCTACTTGTTTAATCAAATCAATACCCATCTGCACATAGGGGTCGGGGTCATTGACTGCCCTCGCTACGCTTACCCCATCGTTAAGTATGAGGGGGAATGAATCTTCCTGTTGTATAATCACAGTCTTAGCGGAAGGGCCAAGTGTCCCCTTGACCGCATCTGCAACCTTGTTAATACCTTGTAGTAATTTATTCCTTGCTTCTTTGCCCGTTATTAGAGTTTCTTGAACCATATCTTCACCTTTCTAATAAAGTTTTTAGAGGGACTTATTCTCACAGTATACACATCACGTTGCTCGCAGGCGTTCCGTAAAGGTTACCTGTCACACGGACAATGTTATCCGCATCTAGTAACATCACTTCGCTACCTAAAGTAACACAAGCAGGCCAAGAGACTTCATCACCTATACTTTCAAGGTAATACTTCTTGCCCACGCTAACTATAAGCCCTATCGAACCGCCTAACTCTTCTTCGCTACGACCGTCTGTTACAGTTAGGAGAATGAAGTCGCCTAGCGCAAACGTCATCAGTCCCACCCATCACCGTCTAGGGTTGTCTGTGTCGTTTCGACCATAGCCTCAATCTCATCGAAAGGCCACCATCCGTTCACGGAGAGGCGTTGCTCGTCCGTATCGCGGGTGCGCCATGTCTGACCCACCAATAGAATCTTTGTTCCAACGGCAAAGTCCACTCGGTGAGCGTCACTAGCCCCCACATAGACTTCAACCACGGGTGCAGTAGAGGCTATGTCCAAGTCTGCACAGACAAGGGTGTAGCCACCATTGTCACGGGGGTCAATGTGAATCACTTCACCAATGACTCCAAGCATTCTATCCCACCAACCGTCTTTGCCGTTGAATGTGTCGTAGTAGGCCCGTAGGTCTTCAAGACTACCGAGCATATTCTCTTCGCCCAAGTGTTCTGCCATCAGTCCCTTCGGGTCTGCCTCAAATATGTCTGCCTTTGAGGGGTCTAGTGTGACTTCGGCCATGTCAGCCTTGACGTAAGCCCTGTCGTTCTTACCTAACCTTAGTGCTATAGTTAGTGGCGTGAAGGTAGGGTATTGAATGTCTGCCGCCTTGCTTTGGGCAGTCACGTTAATGGCCTTCCAACCATTCTCGCCTTCTGCCCTACCGAAGAATAGTGAAGTCCTCTCCCTTTCATTTTGGGGTCGTGGCTTACCAAACTTGAAGTTAGCATCACCGCTTGGGAAGGTGGGGTTGTTGCTGTCCCACACACAGTAGAAGTGAGTCATACCATCTAACTGCATTGCGTTAGAAGGTAATTCAGTCACAGTAGTAGTGTCCTGTCCGAAGAAATCCTCACGGGCATATCGAGTGTAAGACCCGTCACCGTTATCATTGTAGAGAACAATCTTACCGTTGTCTACGAAAGTATGCCTGACTTCCTCACTAGCACTACCCAATTGGTTCTTCATCTTGTTGTAAAGAATCTTACCCCACTCCTTCGGGCGTGGCACGCTTACAAACATACCCTCCATCTTAGAAGCACCGGAGCGTGCCATTCTTGCGTTAGCATTCCTAATCTTGCTACCCGCGACCTTAAGAGCAAGAGCGTAAGCGTCTGCTTCACTCTTACCCGCGTTCTTCCATGCTGTACCCTGTATCGCTAACACCTCTTCGGTGCGTGCCTTTAGGGTCGCCACATCAGTATTCAATGTCTTGGCTGTTCTCTCAATTATCTTGTCGTCTATCATTCCTGTCACCTTTTGGTTGTAAATTTCGCTCGTTTTATCCGCCTATAAACCTAACGGCCTACCATACGCACAAAGTTAGCGAGTATAATATTAGGCTCTACACCTGCTACGAAGTCCCTCTCCGCAGTAATGGCCGCTTCTATCACGGTCAATTTAGAGTTAGTATTTGCGGTGGAGTTAATCGCATACTTGAATATCTTCTGTATGGTGGGCCTCATAGGAAACCCATCAAACATTTTCAAAGCAACATCAAAATCCTTCTCCCTAAAACAAAGGGACAAGAAGCCTTGCGAATCAAACTGCTTATCTCCTATTGACATGAGGAATATCTGCTTTTCCACAGCACCGTGAAATGCTTGAAGGGCGTTAATAGCGGCACGCAAATCTCCCGCGTGCGCTAACATAATAGTAGCCATTTGCGACCCCGTAATCTCCACGCCTTCTTTACCCGCTATAGTAGCAAGCCTTTCAGCCATGTCCTTTTCACCTATAGGCTTGAAAGTATGGACAACACATCGTGACTGTAGCCATGTGGAAACCTTACTCAAATCATTACACGTTAGAATGAAAATACCACAGGCATTCTCAATCACTCCCTTCAATGCCGACTGTGCGGCGGGTGTTAATTGGTCTGCCTCATCTAGTAGGAAAATCTGCTTATCCTGTCCGTTGCGTGACATAGGAAGTAATTCTTCCTCCACAAACTCAATGCCCCTAGTCCTTTTGCTACTTGCATTGTAGGCGTGCATCGTATATCCTATCTCAGCACAAAGAGAATGAGCCAAACTTGTCTTTCCTGTCCCTGCCTGTGGACTGTATAAAATCATGTGGGGAAAGGGTTGGTGTTTGGGACTGTGGTTCTTCGCAACAGACACCGGTATAGTCAAAGCATTTAGAACGTGGTCTTGCCCCACTATCTCATCAAGAGGGGGTCGGTGCTTAACTGCCCATACCTGACTCATATATTTAGCGCGATATATCCGCCTATAAACCTAAGCAAACCTGCGCTCTAGGTTGAGAGCGTTGAGCAATCGGTAAAGGTGGCCCATCTCTCCCTTGAATCCTACAGGGTTCATCTCGTCAGTCATAATACCCATCAATACCCCTAATAGTAATCCTCTAACGAAATCGTCCTCCCAATCATGTGCCGCTTGTAGCATTTTAATAATCTCTACCTGCTCATCGTTGTCGGCTAACTCAAAATCAATATCAGACAGGAAATAAATACAATCCTTTAGGAAGAGAATAGTATTCCTATTCTCCTTTGTCATAATATCCGACAACATTGGGTCAGTCCCGAACCCATTCATGTTGTTGATAAATTCTGCCATCAACCGCAAGCCCTCGTCCATGATAATAGATAGATACAATGATACTTTAATCATTGCACCTTCCTAACACAATGAAGACAGACCTCAGACTTCTTAGGAAACACTCTAATCCTACCACACTTGCACTTTTTAGCCTGTTTCTTCTGTTGTGGTGTCATCACAGTTAAAGAACGTGTCAGCATTATATCTTCCCTGTCTTTGATAACATCTCTATCAATATCATAAATTAGGTGCATGGCCCTAGTCCCTACCGCATTTTCTACTTGTTCTGAACCAACGGATTTAACCTGTGGGTTTTTAGACATTAAAGCACTCAAACTATGGGGGGAGGGGACAGTTCTAACTGATTTATATTTAGTCAGACAGTCGGCCATCCCTTCTTTAGTCATAGGCCCGTTATCAAACAACAAATCCACAATGATTCGCCGGATGCGTCTATTGTTTGCACTCATATAATAGACATGATACTTAAGGGTATATGAATAGTGTTATTAATCATCCATCCACATAGAAGTATAGAAGAAACTATTATCACCGCTATCATAAGTAGAGGGTGTAGGGGTGAGAGCCAAAGCAACCGCACCAAAAACATAACCAAAGATGAAGAAGATAAATAATGGTAAGAAACAAAAAGTAAAAAACGCACCTATATCCATTGGTTTGCCGCCTCTTTAGTCTTCCTCATACCCTTCGGCAAATCGTCAGACTTAGACCGGACTTCATTCGCTACACTTTTAATCGTTGTCACTATTTCCTTCCAATATTTATCATCTTGGCGGAATGGGGGCGGTGCTGTGTCACCCGTGACCTTCTTTTTGGGCCACAAGGTCTTACGTCTATCTTCCTTTACCCCGTAAGCAAAAATAGCCCTTACATATTCGTCACTCATCTCCATGTTAGCCTCCGCTATCAATCTCCATAGGTCAATATCATCCCTGTTGGTTCTAAGGAATGCTAAAGCGTATGGAATTGGTAAGTCCTGTATGAAATGCCACACTCTTTTCCTATCAGTCCACGAAAACATAGCCTCCACCGAAGTTAGGTGCTTCTTGCCTTGCTTGTTATAGACAGTATCTATCACAACGCTGTCTTCTGTTTTCTTGGTAATCTTGGGTGGCTTGTCTATCGTCACTACTAATCTGTTAGTAATGTAGGGAAGCCATGCTTCTACGTCCTTCTCAGTAAATTTGTTAGTCCTAAGAATGTAGGTGGTGTCGGGGTCACTAGGCGGCGTGTCTATTCTACCTATCATGAGAACATATTTCCCTACTAGAAAACTCTCATCATCGTTAGTGAAAATAACTACGCCCATCTTCTCACCCAAATTTTTTGATGGTTAATTTTCCATATCCTCTATATATACAAAGGGGTCATTAGAATAAACATAATCACAAAGCCTACGGTATTGGGAATCAGACAACAACCACGCCTCACGCACGGACTTCGCTGTTAAACTATAACCGTTATTAGACCAATCAATTCCTGTAGAAGTTATTATTGCTATCAACCCATCCTCTTTCATTGCAAGTATGAGTTTCGGCCACTCATCCTTGTAAATAGGGCGCTTGAATAAATATCTATTCGTTTGACTTCTCCATTGCTTCATCTAAACCCCTTCTCTTGTAGTAAATACCCTTTACTTTATTATCTTTCCTTGCACCTTCCGGCCACGCCATGTTATTAGTAGCAAAGACGCTATATTCATTGCGCGAACCATCCTCATTCTTCCTCCAAATTATACCACGCTCTAAAGACTCAAAGTAATGGTTAGCCTTCTGTCTACTAGCGAAAAACTTAGGCGGTTGCCTTAGTATTTCCCAATCATCATATTGTGGTAGCCATCTACCGCTTCTTGCTTTACCTGTCACTTTCCATCTCATTTTCTATTCCTCACCAAATAGGAATCTACGTCTTTCAAATAATATCTCACCAATTCTTTTTTACACTTTCCGACATTGCTGAAATGTGGGTGCGCTTTCAGTAGACCAACCAAAGCCCTTTTACTTTTACTCCCCAACCTCAATACTTTACCGTTTACAAGTCTCGCCTCATTCATTAGTGTATGAATGTCTGTTGGCTCATTATCTTTAGAAACTAAATATCTCGCTACTGCTCGCAAACTATTTACTCCCGTTGTCTTGCCTCCACTTGGGCAATCGGGAATTGAAGCCCTATATCCTATTCTACCACCTCATAATCCACATCAACGACATTGGTGGGGGCTTTCAATGCCGCCATCCTCAATTCAATGTCGTCTAGTAATTCGGGGCTGTGACGTAGCACATCAACAAGAATATTACTCATGTTATTCATTTGTGCGTGCGCGAGAAGCAATTGGGAATCAACACCAATCTCTTTCTTCAATTGGCCCACTAACTTTAGGCTTGAGTTTGCTTGTCCTATGAGTCGTGCGGCATCAGCGACAAACTCCGAAGTTATTCCTCCGTGTGCTTCCTTTCTTTCCTCCAATTCATCAAGGTAATTCTGCACTCGCACCACAATATCTTCTGCCGCGTCTAGGGTATTAATAGTCTGCTTCCTTGCTTCCTCAATGTGTGCCGCTTCGTCGGGGTCAAACTCAACGTGGCTCTCCATGTGAGCCATGACTGTGCCTTCCGGCCACTTATGTTTAGCCTCTAAAAAATCGGGGGAAGTCTCATCATTCATCAAATCCTTCTCGTATTCCTTTCTGTTCTTGTGGTCGCACAGGACGCACCCACCATCGAGAACCCACCGAAGGACTTCCAACACAAACATATCATTCTCGTTCTTTAGGCGTTGTTGTATCTCAATTCTCGTTTTCATCTACCCACCTTCTATTCTCTCTACGTTCTTGTCGGCTTTTAATCCTTCCGCTCTTTAGGTGACCACCTGAACACATAAATATTCATTTTGCTACCCACAACAGAAACACTCTCTACCTTCTTTCTCACCACGTTCTCGTTCCTACTGAGAAACCTACTTAGGGTTGCGGGGTGTGGGCAATGTGGTGACCGAGCCAACACTCTATCCCTCCGAGTTCTACCTAACATCTTGGCTTCCGCTATTATCTGCTTGCTACTAACGTAATCGTGTGGTGTTGTCTGTAAGTAATTTTTTACCGCAGGCCACCACGACACGTTTTCTTTCCCCAATCTTTTTCCTGTTCTACCCATTATTCTTCACCTACAATTCCTTTTTGTGGCCCTATCCTACAAAGCAAACCTTTACGTCCTCGTCTGTTTGTCTGTGGTTCATACTCACAATACCACGGCTGACCCTCAAGGTTCTCAATCACCCAACGCTTCGCGCTTTGGTAGTCACCCTGAGTTATCATTCTTGACACTTCTTTAAGCAGCGTAGACTTCGGTAAGTCTTGCATCCAAAAAGTAGTGCGTATCAATTCCATGTCAGCATCCATGACGGTGCGCCTTTGGCTAAGGGACATATTGAGTATGTTCTCTAGCGTTTCATCAAGAGTAATAATAAGTGGTTGTCCCCCAACATACTGCGGTTGCATCATGTGGTAGCCAATAGCAAGTCGGCGGAATAAATCAGCCTCATAAGACCTAACATCGGGACGGTTAATCCATTCGCCTATGTCATCATCGAAGAGAATGCCCGTGGGGGGGTTATCTACTGCCGTTTCCATCCTGTTCTTTAGCCATTGTTTTATCTCAAAGGCTTTGCTCGCTAACTCGGTACGGTCTTTTACGGTCATGTTAGACTGTTTGTGTTGAGCCTTCTTGTATTGCAATTCCTTCTCCGGTGTCATCGCAATGTCAATAATGAAAAATCTCCTGTCAAGGCCGGAATCTAACTCAAACCTTGCGGGTTGTGTCCCTGCCCAACAAGTATAACGGGTAGTGTATCTAACCCAACCGTTGCGTAGTGCCTTCTGCACTCTCCCATTGTCTAGGGAAGTAAGTAGTTGGTTCTTCATGTCAAGAGAGTGGTCTTTCTTGGAGGCATCTGACATTGAGGAAAATTCCTCAAAGCCAAGAAAACCACCGCACATCTCACGGGCTATCGGCCTTCCGGTAATATCGCCGTCTTCATCCACGCTACCAAACATACCCGCCTCAGTAATGGAGTTAGCACCCATCATGGTCTTCATCCCTTGCCCCATGTCTTCGTTTTGGTTGTGGAGTAGCCCCGTGCCTTCGGCAAGGAACATCAGTATCATTACTGACTTACCACTACCCTTAGCACCTCTCATTAGAATATGAATGCGTGTGTCCGGCAATTGGGACATAGGTGTGTAGAATGGCGTCTTGCTGTGTCTTAGTGGGCAGTTAGGAATAGTAAAGTCGTGGTCTTCATCCACCAACGGGCTATCGGGGTCGAAATCACACCTACTGCACTTATTAAGAGCATTAAAAATATGACCACCCACACTACAAAGGAATATGGGTAGTTTATCAGCCACATCAATATAGTGGTTCTTTTCCGCAAACTCTAATACGCTACTAAATATATTCACGGTCTAAAGTCTCCTTCCTCATTTTCTCCACGGAAAGAGCCGCCTATAATGTCATCTACGCTCACATACCTATGCTTATTCATCTGTGTTAGTTTTAAAGCAAACTCTTCTAGTGCCATTTCATCATACCCTAAACCATAATTACTTTCAAGGTAGTTTAACATGGTATCTGCCGTGTCTGTGTCCACAAAGGACGGGCTTGCCGAACCCAATAACACTTCCGAGAATTGGGGGGGACTATTACAGAAACTAGCGAAAACATCACACCAAATCCATACGTTAGGGGCAATAGCGAAATCATCTTCAACCTCTATAGAAGTATCACCGTAATACTTCTCTACTTCCTCGGCTAAGTCCACGAAATCATACTGCACTATTTCTCCGTGCTTAACATCCCCGTAGTCTTCAAACTCATAGTGGTGTTTGAACAAATTAGTGGTTAAGTAGGTCATCCTATTTACTCCGCAGTCACTAAGCGCCAACACTATGTCACGCACGACAGGGTAGGTGTATAGCCATGTCATAGGGTTAGCGTGTGGTAGTAGCGAAGGCTCAACGGGTCGTAGAGCAGGCACTCTAAGAATGAAAAACCTTTCACCGTTATTATTGTAGACTTCATACAATCTATACTCCGGCCAAAAAGGTGCGGGAATAAAATTAATGCTACCTGTCTGCATTAGGTTAGAGTATAGTTTAGCAATAGGTCTTACACTACCTATCAAAGCCCTACCTGCAAGTGCGGTAGCCGCCCCGTGTTCTGCTTGGTGGTATACTATAAGGTGTGTTTTTTCTTTCTTTGGTTTTTCGTCAGTCCATAACACATCAAGGGAAGTCTTCTGTTCTAACTCACTCATAATTTCCCCCCTTGCTTGACCCATTCCTTCTTGAAGAAGCGGGGCATCTTACTCACCGGAGTCGAAAGTGACCCTCCGCTTTCTACAATGGCAAGTTTCTCTTTTACTACGTATTCTACAGGGTAAAGGTCATACTTTAGAATCCCCGTGGTGCTTCTACCGCTTGGCATTAATGTGGGCATCCTTTCCTCGCCCATAGAGAGGAAGAAGGGTGACACACGTAGTTTCTGAGCCAATTGATGCATACTATACCCCTTCTGTGAGAGCGTGCCGTTGTAGCAAGTCCAATTGTTTATCTTGTCTAGTATCTCTCTTGTGTTTAGTGGCCCGTGCTTCTCCAAAGTAGCATAAGCCCTCTCTTCCATCAACGTGCTATTTCGGGGCATACTTCTCCTATCTCCTTTCCGCTATTAAACCCGACCATTTCTTTTTTTACGTTTGCATTAAGTCAGAAATAATAAACCGTGATACTGCTCTCCACTCTCTTATTTTTTTAATTCCTTCATAGATGTTTTAGAGAGTTTACCTATTACTTAACTACCTTTGAAAGAATTGAAGAATAAAGAAAACCCTGCTACTGCTCGTCATGTTTTCTTTTTACTCTTGTAGAATCAACAAAAAGAATTGCAAAACCATGCTCTTTCAATAGCATCCTGTTCTTTACTCTTCATATTACTTGTGTCTATTACCGCTTGAGTCTCTTTGTCATCCCATATCGCTTTCTTATCAACACTAATTAATTTGTTAATAACTTCGTCAATGAATCCGTAAAATTTTTCAGCATTTAGTAAGCCAATAGAACCTTTGAATATTTTTGGGTCTATTATTTGGACGAAACCCATACCCAAATCATACCTGCCCCTTACTTTAACGGTATCACCGCCCGAAATAATCTCAACGACCATATTACCGTTTCTTACCCTAAAGTGTGGCTCGTTAATAACAAAGGACTGTCTCTCTATCTTACCTGCCCCATTCCATAGCCTTTCTTCTATATAGGAATAGACGCTCTCAATCTCATTGTATTCCTCCAAGGTTTTAGCGACTCCCCTAATCTCATTCTCTTGGTTCACCCAACACAACACATCCTTCGTTTTATACTCTTGAAAGAAGTCATCTAATACTTCGTGCATAGGTTTAATTGACATTGTATTTTCGTGCATCTCTCTACTCCACTCCGGTTCTAAATATTTAAGGAATCTAAACATGACCCACTTATCCAAAACGCTATACTGCTCTCCGTTATACTCTAGTATAACTTTAGGGGTCATAAGTAATTGACTTCTACTTCCCCTACTTACAGCCGAAGCATACATTATCTTTAATCGTGAAAGTTTCAGACTTTTCAGCCTTACTTTTTCTTCATTCCGTTGTTCCAATCGGCCCACCATTCCTCATTATCAACCTTGTCTTGCCTAACCCATGCTGAATATGCTTTCATCGTAGCCATATAGTCATCTCTTACCGCAAACGTGTGACCGCTTGGGGCTTTTACCCCGAACCACTTGTATGCTCTTGCTAGTATTTCTCTATCATTCAATTCTATTTCTTTAATCATTGTTTTCACTCTCTATCTAACCAATCCTCATACTTATCGAAGTCGTCCATCTTATACACGTTTGAGCGTTGTCTTGACGCATCGAAATCCCTTATTTCTGTATCACTACTGACACCCTTAGCCCCACGAAGCAATTGCGACACCCTGTTAGGGGTTGCCGTTATAGCACGCCGTGGCCTCCATCGTAGTGCCTCCGCTATCTCCTGTGGAGACATGGGTTCGGGTGCTTCCTTGAGAATCCTACCCATTGCTCGTCTAGTCTGTATGTGTTTTCGCTTACCCTTCACACCCATATCTAACCCACCCGTTAGTCTAATATAAACTCTTCTATGCCTCGCAGTCCATCGAATTTTTTTTACTCAATTTTTCTTTTAATGGCTATATATATCATAGTAGTGGCATTTCGTCAAATTCCCGTTCTTTTTCGTGGACGCGACACGGCCCCGGACACCAACATACGTCTGAGTTATCAGTAAGTAGCATGATGCGCTCAACGTACACGCAAGCATCCATCAATTCTTCTGAAAGGTGCGTAAGCCATTCTGTCATGTTTAGGTCATCCCTCTCCATTGTCACGCCGTATTTTTTCTTTCCCACTTTTGCGCGTGCCTGTATCTTGGCACATACTTTATCCTCTATTTTACTCACGCTAAATAACTCCTTAATGTTAGAATAGTTTTAACCTGTATAGTAGGTGCTTGCGCCCTCCCAATCCTTCGGTGGTATTCTTCGCCCCACGTTTTCTTTTGGGCGGAAGGGAAACACTTCTTACACGGTGGAAGGTTTCTCATATATTCGTCAGTCACATAGGAGTATTCTGTGGTATCACCACACACAGTCTCCCCGCTTCCGTATGCTCCATTCTCGTTCTCCGAGTCGGCGAATATTAACGAACCACACTTTAAGGCGTGGACTAAGTGCGGCTTCCTCATTCTTCATCACCTTGCAATATCTTGTGTGCCTGAAACCAAACTTCTGCGCTGTTGTCCTTTAGCAACCTGCGAAGAGCGTCTTTTAATATCTCGTTTTCTTCACGCAATCGCTTGACTTCTGCACCAATCATTCTTCTTCACCAATCCACATCTTGAATACACGCATCATCTCTTCATCTTCGTAAAGACTCACGAAATAACGAGCATTATCCAACATCCTGTTCTTTACTCTTAATTGCTCACGCAACCGCTTGACTTCTGCGAGTAGGTCAGGTGCGGCGGCTATGAGTTTGGCAGTCGGGTCTTTGTTCCTACCTTTTCCGTATAATTGGCATATTGTATCACCTTCTCCAGCATCCCATCGTGCAATTGAGTCAATCCACCAACCCGTCTTGTTCCACTTGTCGTAGTAAATCTTCCACGGTCCCGGTGTGTGTCCTTCGTATTTGTCTGTGTCAATCATTCTTCCTCACTCTCCCGAAGAATACAGAGAAGGTGTTCAAGACTCATGGTCAAGTTAACGATAGTGTGTATTTGGCTCGGAGAACCCATTAGTGTTTTCAGAACATCAGGTGTTGCAGTTAGGTGGGTAACATACTCGATTATATCGGCTTCTTTCTTACGCAACCGCTTGACTTCTGCGAGCAGGTGTGCTATCTTCCTGTAGTGGACATCAAGCCAACCATCATTGTCATCAATGAGTCCAGCATCTTCAACCGTCTTCTTCGCATCTTCGTATTTGTCTGT